CCAGCATATGATGCCGTACCCGGCACAGTTTCGATCATGGCCTCAAGGCCCGTCATCTGCTTCGAGCCAGTGCCCAAACCATCAGAGAAAGCGCCCGTGGCAACAATGTCTACGAGAGACGCGGCGGCCTGCGAAATCTTTTCCTGCTGGAGATTCGTGATGCGAGACTTGCCTTTGTTGGCACGCAATTCTTTGCCATTAACGGAGACGCTGGTCGAGCCCTGCTTCCACGTATAGAACGCGGAGGTCATACCCGACTGTGCGGTAACGTCTAGGCTTTCGTAATCGGCATACCACTTCGCCGTAGTGTTCTTCGTGTCCATGATGCCGACGCGCATGCGCTCGCCACCATCAACCGTTTTAACTCTGCCACCACTACGAAGCCACTGCAAGAGAACGTCGTTATTAAAGATGTTATCGTGCAGAGCCCCGGAATCCAGCACCCTCTTGAGAGTCGTGGTCAAGAGGGGACCATAGGTATCGGTAATGCTACTTTCTGTAGCCATAACCTGTTAGCTCCTTAAAAAAATTATATATCTCTAGTACTGAGCAATGATGCTCTAGCGACCACATCTTCCAGCCGGTCCCCCTGACTATAAATATTGGGGATGCTTCGCATCGATCCATTGGCATTGGCTTGGTTGGAAGCGCGACGTGCTGCCTCTCGACGTTCAGGAGCACGAGATGCGTTGTTCGCATGCGTGTTCCCGGACCCAGTAGACTCTGTTTGCCGTGCTGCCTCTACGATTTTCTCGTGGTTGGCAAGGACAAAAAGGTCTTTCAAGGTAAGTCCACGGTCTTCATCCATGACCCGCTCATACTCGGCGTCAAGTAGTGGCTTTACCTCGTCGGATGGAACAAAGTCTCCATCGCCGTCGCGTACACCAAAAGATTCTCCCCAGTCATTAATACCCTTGTCAATAGACTCCTGTATAAAGTCGCTCTGGTTTTCAGCCCTAGCTGCTTCTACAAGGTCGCCTTCTTTGACATACCCCAAGTGTTCAGCCATCTGCTTAAAAAGCTCAAGCTGTTGGGGTTGTACGCTATCAATGAGTTGGGGCTCCCGCTGCTCCTGCTGTTGTGCTGGCGCTGCGGGCTGTCCTCCCTTGAGTGTAGATAGTTCATGTTGCAGCTCCTTAACATCCAATAGGGTGCTTCGGAGTTCATCCTGCAAGCCTTTAGCCTCTGTCACTCGACGCGAACCGTCCTGCTGCATAATACGGGCCACTTCAGCATGCTCAGAACCTAAGTTATTTTCAATGTCACGGATTAATTGGTCGAATCCGGGCCGCTTCCCATTGTCCGTTTCCCCTTGCGGGGGCGCTACTTGTTGGGGTGCTGCCCCTTCATCTCCAACAGCTTCAGATTGAGGATCCGCTCTCTCCTCACCTTGCAGGGCTCCGATGATGGCTTCGATCTCCTGTTGATCTTCCGCAGCGTCCATCTCCCGTAGCTCAGCTATAGGATCTAGTTCGCCCACGTTCTCATCAATGGTCGGATCGTCCTCTCGTTCGGCAAATCCCGTTACTTGTGTCATTATCTGGTCTCCGGTTTTTTCTCAGTTAGATGTCTCGCGTGTCGGGTTTGGACCACTCGCCACGACTGTTCTCTGTTTCGACGCCCATGGACGCATCCGTCTTGACATTTGGTGCGTACTCTATGCCTTGCGGGGGCAGGGGCTTAACGTGGTGCGGAGCATCTTTATCAAAGTTCCTTGCCCCATGCACTGTATCACCAGCCTCCTGCACGCCCTGAGATCGCATCACCTGCGCCCTATGACGAGGGCCGTGAATGTCGCAACCAAGTCCCTCGTCGTAGTAAGGCTCCATCACCCGTACGCCTAAGGCAGCTCCTACTGGGAACTCGTACTTGGAAGGGCTGCCACACTTGCAAGCCTTGTCCTTAGCACGATCTTCGTACCGTACGAACTCAGTGGACACGGATCCACAGGAACAGCACTTATAGTCATATCTCGGCATTACTTTTTCTTCACACTTTTCTTAGTAGTCGTCATTGGCTTACCGGAGCGGCGAGATTCTTTCTTCGCGGCAGTGCGCCCTTTGGCGTCATACGAGTAGCTCTTATTTCCAACCTTAGGCATAAGCTTCCTCCTCCTCTTTGTCTTCCTTGTCTTCCTTGTCTACTTTATCTTCTTTGCCGGAATCATTGAGCATACCAAGCTCTTTTTCTAAAGCACGAATTCTTCGCTTGCGCTTTAACTCATGACGCTCCCTCAATAGCTTTTCAATCCCACTATCATCGCTATCTTCGTCGTCCTCAATCTTCATAATTTTGCGCTCTATGAGCTCAAGGCGCAAGGAATCTTCGTCGGGCTTAACGTGTTCCGAAAAGCCATCTGCCATGAAAGGTATCATTTGCCCCCCAGTGGACTTGGTGGCATCGGAGTCCCCATGCTACTTCCCAGCGCGGGGCCACCTGATAATGCACCGACCTTAGAAGAAGAAGCGTCGATCCCTCCTGATTCATATACATCTATGCCCTGCCGTTCAAGTCGGGCTATTTCGACATTCGTCAAGTCTTTATATTGAGCCTTTAGGGGCGGCTTTGGTCCACCTGCAATCGCACCAAGGGCTCCGCCGACCGCACCAGCCGCACCACCAACCGCATCCTTGGCTCCGCCAAATGCACTGCCAAGAGCAGCCATCAGGCCGCGATTACCGCCGCCGCTTGCCGCATCTTGCTGGCCTGCTGCCCGTATGGCGGCGTCGTCTGCCGCTCCACCACTAGCAGCACCCGCCGCCGCTTCGTATCCAGCATGCGGACTACTACCACTTCCGGCGGGGCCCGGCGGCGGTGGTGCTCCGCCTTTATTTTTAAATGACTGTTCAAATGCGTCCACCGCCTGTGGTGCAGCAGGCTCACGAATTGCGCCAAATGGATTATCTGGCGTTCCATAGTCTGGCGTACTACCACCGCCCAGTTCCATCTTCGCAAGTCGTGCTTGAAGGTCTGCAATCGTATCTTGCATGGCTACCGTTTCTGAATTCGCCGGAGGCTTCTCTCCGATTGTGCCTCCATGCGCTCCTCCTTCGGCCGCAGACTGCCCCGATGCGCGTTCTCCAATAAAGAAAGCCGGATCTGCGGAAGCCCCCCGGCTCTCAGCTCCAACCGGATTAAGAAGCCTGCCCGCCGAGGCTTTCACACTCTGTGCCGTGGGTTTCTTAACCTTATCGGCTCCAGTTTCACTTTCTACCGAGGGAGGAGGCGTAGAATCATTAAAGCGATCCTCGTAAAGCTTGTTCAGCTCAGGGTCCTGTCGCGCATTATCCATCACTGCGTCCGTTGTTTTCTTCCCAGTCCCTGATGCACCGGCGGTTTTATCAACCGATTTAAAAAGAGCCTCGAAATCCTCGGCTTCTTCATCGCCAAAATCTCGACCCCTACGCGCATCGGCGTTTTTTATTCCTCCGTACTTACCTGTTTTACCAAATCCCTTTTTTTTGAGAGAAGACCTGAGACCTTCTAATATCGCATCAAGCATTCCATCGGCGTCGTTTTGTGGTTGTCTTGCCATTACGCTATCACTCCTGTTTTTCTCTTTTTGACTTTTTTCATATTGGGCATAGGTACCGGAGCCCGCTTCTTGGCCCGCTCCAATAGTTTTTTAATTTTGAGATGCCGCTGCTCTCGTCGCGCTGTGTCTATTGAGTCAATTTCAGCTTGCTCTTCCGGGGTTAAGACTCCTCCCATCCCCTTTAGTTGCTCTAGCATCTTATCTAACTGGCTCTTCGTGCCATCCTCGGGCTTCTTACTCTTACTGCCCTTAGGCATTATGGAGTCTCCGCATTGGCCGATTGCTGAGACTCACTCGCAGCCGGTGCATTAAAAGCGCGAGGAATAGCGGCCTGTCCGTCTACGGCCTCTTCTACCTGCCTCGGTGGACCGTCCATGCTTGGCGCTGCTCTACCCCCGCCTTGCTGAAATAAATCTGCACCACCTACAACATCAGGACCACCTGCGCCACCGGCACCAGCAGCCTCTCTATTCTCTGGAGTAAGCATCTGATTGATCATGTCTTCTTCTTGCGGCGAATCAGTCCCCCCGGGAATAATGTCTTCCGGGTTAGGAATATTATAGCCGCGACTAAGCAGCTTATTAGCCAGATCGGCCAGATTAGGCGGCTTGCCATACACTTCTTTCCATAACCCGGTAAGACCGGAAAAAAGGTTGAGAAGGTCCATCCAGTTTTTGCGCTCCAAGGCGATCGCATTCGCTTGCGATGCCACGTCCATGGCGAAACGATACTCGCCCCTCGCCGTGCCTTCATCGACATTCATCCACATGTTCGCCTGTGGGTCAATAAGGACAGCTCTTTCGGGTCTGAAAAATACGGTCATCTGCCAGAACTTGCGGGCCGTATTGACCTGTAGCTGACTTAATAGATTCCCTCGGCGCTGCTCACGCGCAGTTGTTCGACGCTCATGAATGGAAGATTCCGTTGCCGTTTGCTCACCGGGCATACTCATGGGCTGCGGTGTGCCTGCGGCCTGATCAAAAAGCCCACGGATAACGCCCAGCATCTCACCCTTATCACCTTGAACGCTTCCAAACTGAAGCGGCTGGACCGCACCGGGTTTCCCGGAGAGTCCCGGTGCGGGGATGGCAGTCATATCGGGAGCCGCCAGTAGTTCCTCTATAATATCGTCAGTGATAACCTCTCGGTCATAAAGCAAGGCATTCTTTTGCTTCCGTATGATCGACAGGTATGAGTCAAGTATTTCGTGCGCTATCGACTGGATATTGTCAGCACCGGCCAATAATAGAGCGGGCTTAGCATACCATGTCTCAGACGTGGAGTTAAGAGACAGCACCTCTACCGGATAATCGTCAAGGGTAGGAATGGGCCACTCTTCGTCATGCTGTAAGAACTCGTCGTGTCCCTCAACAAAGGTCATAAGTAGATTAGAGCGGCGTCTATTCCCGACGGGGAAATTACGCGCCCATACCTCCCAGCCAACGGCTAAACCGAAATCATCGTCACCCAGTGCTCCTTGCGGAATATCAGGTGCGCCCTCAAGCCTATCGGATGGCTCTAATTCTTCAGTGTTCTCGTATATGGGGTTGGACTGGAAGTCTTCTACCGGCCGCCTAAAGCGAAAGGCAATCCACCGCGCATCTCGTATACCATCTTGTGCTAGTGGGTCAACCAAAAAATCCTTAGGCCGCCAACGCATGCCAAACGGGGCCTCCCATGACATCGTTGTATTGACATCAGGATCGTCGCCCTGCTCCAGCATCTTTTTGCGGATTTTGATATTAAGCTTTATCGCCTCTTCGCCAGCCTCGGGAAGATCCTCAGATAGCATTGGATCCTGCAACCAGCGAGTGTGGTGCTCGATAAACTGCTCGTGGTCCTGTTCCCGTACTATCCGCGTGTCTATCCCACCAGAGAGCATCGTTATCTCATCTTCTGGTGACTCTGCTTGAAACTCAGCCTGCTCGACCATGTCATGAATCTGCTGTTCATAGTCTATGGTCCAACCGATTTTTTTTACGCCATACGGGCCGAGGAATGCGTCTAAGAGAATCCGCTCATCTTGCTGTAGCTGGGACGTTTCACGGTACCAGTAGTCAACGATATGCTTTACCGTACGCGACCCAGCTACGGAATCACGAGTACGCGGTGTAACTAAAAATGCGGGATTGCGTTCGAGGAGGTTGGCTATAGATTGATCTATCCACCCGAATATAAGATTGGCCTTAATGCGGGAGACATGCTCCTCCCGGTCGCCTTGCTCCTGCATTTTTTCCCTCTCCGTAGTAGCTTCGTTGAGGTACTGTTTTTGCAGGACGTCAGACGCATCCCATAGGGGGCGCATCTGCTCTTCGGCATACTCTATCTGTCGCCTCCAGTACTCAAGACGCGACTGTTTATCGCTGGGATATGATGCCATAATCTAAGTAGTCACCCTAAGTTGCTCTGCGACAACGGCGTATAGATACAGAGTCTAATGTATAGGAGTAAAATAAATAAGTCAACCCATAACAATTCCGCTTCGTACGGTACGACCTCTCCGTCTCCGCAGATGTTGTTCCCAAATCTCGCCCATAGTAGTGGGTGTAAGGGTCTCATTTGATGGTCTATCCACCTCGGGCGCTGCGGCCATATTGTCCAGCATCCTTCCGATCAAGGAAAGAGTGTCCACCATATCGTCATGGACGCCAGCCGGGAACCTGAGCATTTCGTGCATGAACTCACCTAGCCACGGTTCATCTCTTGGCCAGAATACCTTACCCATCGCCATCCGAGCTTGTATGGATCTGGCTCTTGTGGCTTTATCTCGTGTAGATGAGTACGGCTCACGAGCACAGTACGCTTCGCGCTCTAGCATACGACGCTGAAGAAAGGGGCCAACGCTTTTAATAATCTGACCAGACTCTTCGCCCCACCTAAGGGGCTTCCACTTCAACACCAAGTCGCAGAAAGCCTCGACCCATTTTTCCGGTGTCTCCTGCCCCCGCCACATATCCAGTATGTATATGTTGTGTTCGTCATCAACGCCGACTACGAGGTGTACAGTATAATCCCCCCCATTGGACGTGACGGCATAATCCGATGCTCCGTAGAAATGGAGGTGCTTCTGTCCAAGCTCCCACTGCTCCAGTAAGTCCCGCTTACTAAACTGGAACTCCTCAATCCATTGGCGCTTAAAGTAAGCCCCGTCTTCTTCGACAGGCGTTTGCTGATAGAGCGCAGACCATTCACGCGGCCCCACCGTCCTGCGGATCTGCTCCAACATAGACAAAGGAAACCATTCGGGCCATAGGGCTTCGCCCTGATCCCTACCGAGCGTATCCGAGCCAGCCGCTATAGCTGGGAAATCAACAGTGTCCCACTGCTCCCCATCTTTCCCCGCTTCATCCAGTAATCGCCCCGCCAAGTCATCATCATGCCACCTCGTCTGGATAACAATAAATGCACATTGCGGAGCTTGCCGAGTATAGACCACGGATCGATACCAGTCCCAGACGCGATCACGCTGCAACTTGGAATCCGCTTCTTCGCGTGATTTTATGGGATCGTCAATAATTATAAGATGACCACCTCGACCCGTTAGACCACCACCAACACCAGCGGACCTGAACCCACCGCCTTGTGGTACGGCCCATCTATCCGCCGCTCTGTCCGTTGTCTTTATCGACAGCTCAGGGAAAACATTCTTGTACTCCTCCGAGTTGACGATCTCGCGCACATTGCGCCCAAACTCCGACGCAAAATCTGAATTATAAGTGGCACAAATAATTTCTTTTTTGGGGAACTTCCCGAGAAAATAAGCAGGAAGACGGCGCGAGGCCATCTCAGACTTACCATGCCGTGGCGGCATAGTGACAATGAGGCGAGTTATATCCCCAGCGATAACCCGCTCCAGTTTGTCCGATAAAAAGTAATGATGTTTAGAGGGCTGAAAGTCTGGCTTAGTGTAGCAAACGAAATCCATAAACTTTTCCGCCGCGTCCTTACGACGAATAAATTCAGACTCCAGCTCTTCTATGCCGAGCTCATCAAGCTCTCTGGGGATGCCGGCCGATTTATTCAAAAAGGAAGATCATCTCCTACGGCAACTTCTTGAGGCGCAGCAGCAGTTTGCCCGCCATCCCCCTTGCCGCTAAGAAATGTAAAATCATCCACAACAACCTCTGTCGAATAATGGGTCTGTCCA